AACAACATGGGGAAACTCCTCCCGAAACTCGAAAAGAACCTTGCGCGGGACAAACAGAACCTGTCCAACTTGCTCGTCATGGCTGCTCAGGCCCAGTTGATCCACTTTCCCGGCACCAGGCGAGGATGGGCGCGACCGATCTCGGCAGGCGGAAGCAGTTATACCTAGATTTGGTGCGTGGTACTCTCCGTGTGTCGTCGGGAATCAATCCGACGTTTCTGGGGACCAGTCCCAGGTAGAGGAGATTAACCATGTCCGTCGCACTCACCATGCAGACAGTCCACCGTGAGCTTCGCAACAAACGGAGCTACATCATCGCAACACCAACAGGGAACTATCCGGGTCCTGTCGCAAGCGGGATTGCGGGAGATACGGTCAATCTCAACAACATCACCTTGGCGATCAACCAGAGCCAAGCTGACAGCGTGGGCTACCCCGGAACTCTGGAGAACTGGGAAGTGGTTAGCGCGCCTCCCGGCTACACGGCCCTGCTCAACAAGGGGACAGCTCTCACCAATTGGGGTCTCCAAGTCTTTGAGACCGCCGCCGCGCAGTCCGGTGTCCCGCTCAGTTTGGGAACTCTCTCGGCCGCCGCGACGAACTCGACCTACCTGAACACAGGACTCTTTACCGTCGCTACGACCACGCCTCCCCCGCTGGGGTCTTTCATTGTCCTGTCGAACGGCGCCTCCGCCAAGGGCATCTTCATGGACGGCGTCATGGTCCAGGTTACTGCCGTGGTCCCCGGTGTCTCCTACTCCTTCCAGTTCGGCCAGGGCATCGCTCTCGCGTTCGCTTCCGCTGCCGACACGTTGAAGTACCAAGTGGTGCAGGCCTCCGCGACAAACTTGCTGCAGTCGGTCACGGCTGCTGCTCCGATCACCGGTGTACTGGCGACGGCGGCTCTGCTGACCATCACGCAGGCCAACTCCTATGTGGCTGGGCAGTTTGTCTACCTCGGCGGGACTTTCAAATCGGCCAGTTACTACGCTTCGGGCGCCATCGTGCAGGTTGCCTCCGCAACCGCGACAGGATGGACAGCTAACTGGCAAGGCACGGTCATTGCGCAGACCTCGAACGAAGTCGCTACCTCGGCTCTGCTCGTCACCAACGGTGGCGCGCCAATCGGGGCCTACCCGCAAGCCACTGGTCCTGTTGCGACAATCACTAACTCACTTGCTGTGGCCTCGGCCGCTGCTGCTGCTGGCTTGCTCACTCTGACAGCGGCTCAGGCTTATCAACCTGGGATGCTGATTGTGGTTCAGGGAGTCGGCACGAACACGCAATTGGACGGCACCATCGGCACGGTGATCTCGACCGGGCTTACGCAGGCGCTCATCAAAGCAAACGGCTGGAGCGCGATTGCCAACACGTCGGCTGAAACTGCTGGCTACGTGGCAGTGCTCGTCACTGGGAGCCAAGGCAATGCGACTGGCGAACTTCCGGCTGGTCCGTATCCTGCGGGCGCGGCTGGTGGTCAGTTTGTCCTCATGATCGAGGGACCTAAGCTTAGGTGCTAACCGAGACAACCCGAGGGCCGTGGCGTGAACTTTGAAGGCTGCAAACCCATCGTCATCCCACGCTACGGCTCTTCCTGCCAGTGGGATGACGAGGTCAACCTGCCACTAGGACTGGCGCGGATAGCGCGGAATGTGCGCTACACGGGTCAGTCTGTCGCCTCGCGTTACGGCGTCTCGACTCAGCTCACCTTCGGCGCAAACAATTCCTTGACGGGAGGCGGGCTACTTCGGTATCTCGCCGCCCAACCAGGAACGCTCAACCTCCAGGCAGTCGAGACGATTCTGCTCTTTGCTTATGGGTCAGTCACGGGATCAATCTGGTCCTGTCCGCCATTCATACAGGCGGCTCAGACACTGTTGAACTCTGCCGGATTCACAGCCAACTCAGGGATCGTGGTGCCGACAGGACTAAACCCTGTCATGAAGCAAGCATTTAACAACTTCCTGATTGCTCTGACTGACCTGCTTCTCCCTCAGGGTCCTGTCCTGATCTACAACTCAGTGGACTCGACACTTTATCCTGCATCTGACTTACCTTTTGCGGCCCCATGGAATCCCAACACTTACTATCGCGTGGGTCAGATCGTTTCGCCATCTATGTTCCAAACCTTTGGGCAGCCCGGTGGACAGGGAACATGGGTCGAGGTCCAGACAGGATACGTCTACCGCTGTACCGTGGCTGGAATCAGCGGGAACGCGGCGAGCCAACCATCATGGCCTAAGACCTTTGATGGAACCGTCACCGACAACACGGCCACCTGGGAAGAGTCCACGCCTATCTTCGTCTCCGGTCTTCCCACACCACTCCCGCCTGGGGACAACGGAGTTTTCTCCGATCCGAGTTCTCCAATCATCGTCGGTGCCACAATCTACTTGGCCTACACCGCGCTGAACTCTATCGGCGAGAGTACGAATGTACTGGTCAATTCGCTTGGGACGCTGGACCCAGACAAGGTCTACAGCTACAAGAACCTGACCTCGGGTCCTATAGATGTGAGCGTAGCCGCTCCCGCGATCCCTCCGTACTTATCGACGACAGGACCCCTGGGAGCGACCTACGGGCAGACTGGATACAACCTCTATGCCTTCATCGACCAGGCCTCCACGGCGACGGCAGAGGAGATTGCGGACCCATCTTTCTATGCGCGCGTGAACAGTTCTCCCTTGGCACCCACAGATGTTGTGACAGTGTCGACATTCCCAGCGTTCAACCAGATGCCTGTGACCTCGACTGCAGCCACGACAGCCATTGTAGGCAACGTGGACACAGGCATTCGATACCTGACCGTCTTTGGGCAGACGAACTCGATGTACCAGACAGGATTCTCGAATTCGGGTCCTATCGCGCTGAACGTCACCCAGTCCGGTTGGCCGATTCAATGCCTGAGACTGCCGATCGGCCCCTACAACTGGAACTCGCGCATCGTGGCGTCGACGGTTGCAGGCGCATCGGCGGCAGGACCCTTCACCTGGATTTCTCAGGCCGACGTGGAGAGTCCTGGCTTCAACCAACCAAGCATCCAGATCACGGCCACCATCGTCGAGGACAACACTTCGACCACGGCCTTATTCAACTTCACCGACACCTACCTGCCGGGCGCGTCAGACGTGACGAACTACTTCAACAAGATCCAGCTTCCGCCCGCAGTAGATGTCTATTTTGCTAAGAGCCTCCAGAGGGCGGTCTATACGGGAGCTGTCGGCTACCAGAGCGGCCACCTGTTCTCAGACATCGTCGACATTGAGACGGTGCGCGTGCCGGGTGGCAACTTCCAGGTCTCAGAAAATGACGGCGACAGGACTGTGTGCTACCGGGAGATCAGAGGGGTTGGGTATTCCTTCAAAGAGAACTCAGGCTTTGAAGTCATCACGAACGGAGGCGACCCCTCCACATGGACGCCGCGGCAGTCGTGGGCAGGCAATGGTCCTGTCGGAGCCTCGGCTATCGACGTGGCTGGCCAGGACGACTCCCAATTCGCTGTGTGGGCACACCGAAGCGGTCTTTATCTGTTCACAGGCAACGCTCCCACTCTCATCAGCCGCGAGCAGTTGGCGAGTTGGAACGGCATCAACTGGGACTATGGACACATCATCAAAGTCCGAATCGACCACGTCCGCAGGATCATCCATATCGGCGTTCCGATGGGTGCCGGCCAGACCTCAATCAACTACTGGTTTCGCGTGGACTACTACTTCGGGACTGGCGATCCTGTCGTGTTCGTCCAGAGGCGCGGGATACTCGTTCCGAACGTGCAGGGCCGGAAGTGGTCCCTTGACGACGTGACCTATCAGGACGCGCTCTATATCCCGCAGAAGTCGAAGAACGCGGTCCAGACGGCTGGGGTAAATGTCGAGAACCAGATGGTCTTCTTCTCCTCTGACGGCTCGATCAAGAACGCGGTGGATGGCCAAGCGTTCGACGAGGATTACAGCGGGAACCATGTCGGCTACTTCGGAAACTGGGTCGGGGTCTTGAGTGAGAGCCCGTCGACCAACTACATGAAACTGGTAGGCGGCAGAATGTGGGCGACCGGAAGCGGGCTCATGAACGTCACGGCCTACGACGACGACGACACACCCTACCTGTTGACAGGACCCTTGTCGCCTTATTTCCTTACTCCCGGTCAGAGAACCCGCGCTGACCTTCCCATGTCCTACCAAGGCATCGATTCTATGCGCTGGGCAGTTGGGATGGACAACGGCGGTGTCGCGGGAGCATGGTGGGAGATATTCAAGTCTGATCTGATGGTCTTCGATCAGTGGCCTGGGCATCCGGGGTAGGATGGATTTATGGGATCACCCATCATCTCGCAGCAGAAGATAATCGCCGCCTCCCAAGGGGATGCGAACGCTCTCAGAGACGTGCTGAACCAACTCTCGACAACGACCGCAACAACACAGTCAGTCATCGGAACAACGCCGACAGCCGCTCCAATAGCAGGGCAGCCGAGTCCTGCGGCGCCAATCCCTCCGCAAGCCACCGGGACGGTCAGCGTACTCGCTAACAACTACATTGTCCAGATTGTGAACCCAGGAGCAAGTTCAGCCGTCAGCCAGTTGCAGGCGGCGCAGGCGGCCGGTAACGCGACCTTTCTTACCCCGCTCCAGCCGGTCAAGGCGATCTACCACCAGATCCGAGCGTCCACGAGTCCTGCGTTCAACGTGAACTCGAACACGCAGATGTTTGGCGGCAACACCGGGAGCGCGCAGGTTTACTGGTCGTTGACAGGACTCGGAACCGGAACTTGGTATTTCCAGTTCAGATCGAGCTATGATGGCGTCAACTTCAACACATGGAAGAACGTCAACGGCGGCGCAGCCTTGGGCGGACTCATCAACCAAGTCACCGAAGAGAATGTCGGAGATGTGAACTGGGCACTCTTCGCGATGCCCGGCGGCTTGATTGCAGGAATCGGGGAGGGGCTGTGTGCCAACGGCGCGCTCTTTGAACTAGCCAGCCAGCTCTACTCCTCTGGCCTGTTCGCATTGGCGAGTCCGAATGGAGCTCCATATCTTACGACAGGAACCTACGGCGTCACGGCCTCCGATGTTGATCTTCAAACACCGACAACCGGGACGGCGGGAGTTGTAGGCATCCCTGATTTTCCTGTTGAGATTTCGGTTGGTTACGGGATTCACGGCGCGTCCCCGTCTTACATGCCTGGAGTGGCAACCGTCTTTGGGATAGCCATCGACCCGTCAAATGAGAATGTGACGCTCTACCCGGAGAATGGCGGGACTCCAACAACGGATGCCAGTTGGGCAGTTGTCCAGTTGCCGGGCGGCGCAAAGATAGCCATCGGCCAGGGGTTGAGCAATCACGGAGACACCATCTGGACGCCTGCAGGCCTGACGTGGATCTCCGGCGCGAACATGATGTCGGTAAGCTCTTTCACAGGGGCGACAGACATCGGCTTTGGCCCCGACGGCTTCTTGTCCAACTCGATCAACACCAGTTTTGTCCTGTCGGCGCAGTATACCGACACCAACGCTGACGTATGGAACACCCAGGCCAACTGGTTGATGATTTGCTGGCAGGCCGGCTCACCGACTTTGACGGCAGGCGGCAATACGTTTCTCGTCATCAACCTTCAGGGTGGTCATGCGATCATCATCGGGACGGGAACTGGAGCCAGCGGAACGGCCATAACTTTGCCCGCAGGCTACACAGAAGAGAATATGCTAGGGATCGTGGTCCCAAATGGGGGGATTGTCAACCCGTCGAATCATAATCTGTCAGGGATCGTTCGATGCGCTTTCAATGGGCTGATTCCGATTCTGAACTACGGAGACACTTCTGGGAATATATGGACGGGCAACGTGGACTGGATGGTCGCTGCATGGATTTGAAGACAATCGACTTTTGGAAGGGCTGGACACGCAAGACGGGGGCATTGACCTGGCGGCTTGCGGTGCCCGATGACTTGCTGGCCATCCGTAAGCTCAGGAACATCAGTCACCGGCTCACCGGGGAACCTCAGCGCAACCCCAGGCTTTTCAGTATGCCGGTCCTGTTGACGCTTGTGGCCGAAGATGAGACTGGCAAAGTGGTCGATTGCCTATACGTGGAAGCAATCGCCGAACTCGTCAAGATGGGATGTGGCCCCGATTCATTCGCTGAGATGGCAGGACTCGAAGAAGACCTCTCAATGTGGCTGAAAAGCATCGGCATCAGGACCGTAATCGCCACCAGCCTGCCAGAGCACAAAGAACGGATGACGCCGGGGTTCCTGTCGCTGGGGTTCAAGTGCATGGACAGGACGTTCGCGTACTTCAAGAGGATATTGTAGGTTAGAATGGAGTTGTCGGGCTTGCAGGCCCGGCAATCTGCTTTCGAGGAGCAAACGCCGTGACAACCCCATCTGTCATAACTTTACCCTGCATCTGCGGCAATCCGCAATGCGTGATCCCATTTGGCCTGTGCCACTGCGGATGCGAGAAACAGACATCCATCGCAAAACGGAACGATTACCGCAAGAAGCGCCTCAAAGGATGGCCAGCCCCCTACATCCACAATCACCACTTCAAGAAGGCTCGGCCGAATTTAGACAACGCGGGACACTTCAAACTTGACGGCCACTACTGCCGATTGATCCCGCTCGGCAACGGCCTATATGCGATCGTTTGGGAAGAGGACTACGGATGGCTTACCGCCTACGTGTGGGGCGCTACGTGGTGCCGCAAAACCAAGAGTCATTATGCTACTCGGTCTTGGGTGGTCGGATGGAAGCACTACAAAACCTCTATGCACCGCGAGATTCTAGGACTGGAACCGGGAGACAAAAGACAGGGAGATCACATCCGAAGTGGCGATACCTTAGATAACCGACGCGATAAACTGCGAATTTGCACGAACATGGAGAATCAGCAAAACAGGCGCACCCAAGCCAGGAACACAACGGGGTTCAAAGGTGTCTCTAAGTTCCGCAACAGTTACAGAGCACATATCCGGGTGCAGGGAGTGTTGAAGTACCTTGGAACACGGCGCACGGCGAGGGCGGCGCATGAAGAGCTTTATCTGCCTGCCGCTGCGCGCCATTTCAGAGAATTCTCCAACGATGGCCAGAACAACTGTCCGGCCGCCTAGATCAATCGCCCCCGTGGTACTCTTTGCAAGTTGGCAGGGGGTGTACTATCTCGAACGCAGCGTCGGACCAGGCCCACATAGCGGATACAGCGGCCACGCAGGACGCGACAAACGCCGGAGCTGCCTACGGTCAAGCCCAGGGCGACATCGGCAATTACCTGTCAAATGTCAACTCCGCACTCGCAGCCGGGAACCCGTTCGAGTCAAAGGACTACCTGACCCAGCAGAACCTCGAAACCTCCGGGGCGATGAACTCCGAGAACGATGCGGCCAAGCAGCAGGAACAGGCCACTGTCGCGCGCACAGGAACCAACTCCGCGGCGCTCTCAAACGATGTGGCTGAGAATGCCCGCGCCGGCCAGCGTGACCTGACCCAGTACAACGCAGGACGCGATACCTCGAATGAAAACACCTGGCTGAACCAGCAGGACAAATTGCTTGGCGACGAGGCCACAGGTTCCAGCGAAGAAGCAGGACTCTACGGAACGTCAGTTGGAGCGCAGGACTCTACCTTGAACACGGCACAGCAGGGCGAGGACGAGCAAGAGAACGCAAACGATCAGATGATCGATGCTGGAATCGCTGCCGCGGGAGCGACCGGAGCGGCCTTCTGCCCCGCCAGAGGGTCGCTCTACCTCTTAGCCAACGGCTCGCAGCGTCCTGTCGAAGAGTTGAAGGTAGGGGACAGACTGTACGGAATCGACGGAGAACCCCAGACGATTGAGGAGATACAGTCTGCGGTCTTTCCAGTCCTGCGGATAACCTTCAGTAACGGCAACGTCGTGCGCAACTCGAAGACCCACGCCTTCGCTCTCCCGTATGGCGGTTTCACAGTGGCCGCGCGTTCGATGGGTAAAAGTGTCCTCACTGCGACGGGAATTGCCCAGGTCACACGGATTGACTTGGACGGAGAGGACGAACTGTTCAATGTCATCACCGACGGCTCCCATACCTACCAGGCAGACGGAGTCTGGGCACTGGGGGTCGGCGAGGCAGAGCGTCAAGTGACGATGGACGAGTGGGGAAAAATCGGCAACAGAATCAAGGTAGGCTAGAGGATGGCCCTGTTCAGCCAAGACGATTCCGACGACGAGACTCCCACAATGGGAGCGGCGTTCTCTGGTGGGCCAAACCCAGACGAGCCGGATGACGAGACGGCAACTCCGAGTCCCGCGGACGGAGATGAACAGCAGCAGGCTCCCGTTCCAGACGATTCGAGCGCCTATGCTCAGTCGCAGGACTCCGAGGAGCAGCCTAACCAATCGTCAGCCCCCAGCGAAGATGAAGAGGGCGGCGATTATAGCCAGAGCGCGGCGCCATCCGGGGCATCCGTGCTACCGTCGATGCCTGTCTTGGCCGACAACAGTGCCAACCAAGCGGAACTGGAGTACGCCAAGTCTCACTTCAACCCGTCCGACTACAAGCCGTCGATAGGACGCAAGATACTTGCTGGCTTGAGCGGAGGCGCTATCGCCTTTGGAACTCGCAACATTCCAGCGGCTTTGAACGCCGAACAAGGGGTGCTCAACGATCCTCTTCAGCGTGCTCAAGCCGTCGAAGCCCAGAAGGAATCGGCAATCAATCAACGGATTGCCGACGTGAACTCGCAGAACCAGACGCGACAGGCCACGTATCAGAACCAGCGGGTAGCGGCCAACGATGCGGCTCAGGCGGCGGCACGCTCAAACGCCATCGTTCAGTTCACTCCGAAAGACCACAACAATCCCTACGCTGGCGGGACTGGAGTAACAGCGGGGGGGAAGACAGTTGAGAACGTCGCGCCTCCCGACAAGTGGCTCACGAACTGGGAACGCGATCCCGCAAACAAAGCGAAAGCCGATGCCGAGCGTGGCGTCCAGACTCTGAAAGCCCTCGAAGCGTCAGGCGTGAAACTGACTCCCGAGCAGAGAGCGATCGTAGCCTCTGGCGGGAAGGTAACGCCGAGCAGCAGAACCACAATCGAGATCAAAGAGAACCCAGATGGAAGCGCGATCACGCCCAAAGGTTCGACCCCGCTAGACACGGACGCGCTGATTCAGCAACATCTGGCTGACAAGCAGAGCTTTGCAGATGGATGGCAGAGGGTAGACGCAGCACACGCGGGCCCCGGAGTTCCAGAAGGGTCCTACGTCGCTGCCGATACGGACCTGGCAGACGTGAAGACGGGCGACTTCAAGCCGAGCAAAAACAACTTCCTGACAGGCCAGCAGTTCAACGACAAGATCGACGGCTTCCGAACGAAGCTCAACGCGAGTCCTGCCATGCGCAAGGCCGGGACAATGCTCGACGATCAGGGCAATGTGATAGGCAACCGCTTCGCTCCTCCCGCGCAGCAACAGGCGCAGCCAACAGCACCACCGCCTGCCGCCGCGCCGAAGACGTTCGACAGGACTCTGATTCCGAAGAACATCCCATTGCCACCGAACAGCGTATGGGTCAAAGCGCCGAACGGGGCAATAGGACACATCCCATCGGCTAATCTACAAAAGGCGATTGCGAAAGGGTACGCGGTCCCAGGGGGACAGTAATGGGCGGAACGGCAACCCCGGCACTGCCGCAGAGCGCAGACGACTTGGGGTTCGTTCCAGTCGGACAGCAGGGCGGCAACCAGCAAGCATCCTCGCAGGACGATGGACTGGGATTCACTCCGGTTTCGAGTCCTGCCGCGTCAACGCCTGACTTCTCTTCCGGCCATCTCGCAGAGCACATCGCTCCCGAAGCGCAACCTTATACGATGCCCGACGGACGCCTGATTGATCCTACGGCGCATACGGGCGGCATTCCCAATCCTCATGCCATCGCGCCAACGCAGACCGGTGCAGCACCCGACAACGCATCTGTGAGCGCGGCTCCCCCTCAAACCTTCATGGACCGGGTAAAGGATTACGTTGCCGACAGCACACCGGGAAAGAACCTCCACGTCCTCGGCCAGCAACTCTATGGCTTCTTAGGCGGCCAACCTTCTGCCGGAACATCAGAGAGCGACGAATACCTCCAGAAGACAGCAGCGATCAACAGCCCCTACAAGCCCATCGCTGGAGTGAAGCAGATCGGCGCAGGACTCTCGAACGTCGTTACCGGCGCAGGACTCGGCGGCAAGTCTGCCATGCAACTGCTGAACGAGAATCCCTCGATGACCCCAGAGCAGGCTGTTGCTGAGGCGTCCCGCCAAAGAGGCGAAGGGGTAAGCGCCGACAAACTGGCCCAAGGCGCAACTCAGGTGATGAGTGGAGCGATGGAAGTAGGCAAGCCAGCCATCGTCTACGGCGTGACAGCGGCTCCGATCAAAGCGGCCATCTACTACGGCGCCGGAATCCTGGCAGGCAAAGGGTCGGCGGCGGTGGCCAAAGAGTTGGGCGCAACACCACACGAGCAGGAGTTCTTCAATACGGCTGGCTTCTTCATCCCTGGAACCTTGACGGGTTTGGCAGGACTCAGATCCGCTTCTATTCCTGAAGGTGCAACGGTTCTTGATCCTGTCACCGGCACTGAGGTTCCTGTGCGTGGTGGCGTTGTAGGAGGGAAGGGATTTGCGGCCGGCGCGGCAAGGTCAGACACCGGAGGGTATGCGGGGCAGGTTCGCGTAGGGCCTTACTCAGCAGGAGTGAAGTTCGGGCGTAACGCTCCAGAAGCGCCTGGTGGTCCTGCACAGGCAGCGATTGACGGTGACGGTCCTACACCAGCGGAGAATGGCGCGGCGATACAGCAGAGGGCACAGTCTGCCACGGTAGCGGAGACAGCGGCTCAAGCTGCTGCGATCAACTTGAAAGCGGCGCAGATTGTCGGACTCGCTCCCCCTCCACCACCACCACCCAAACCCGGAGAGCCGGGGTCGAAACAGGTTCCACCGCCTGCGGGGATCAATGACGGTCACATCTCGCAACAGGTGATGACGGACCTCTCGACGGCGATCACGCAACTCCCGCAGGAGGCGCAACCGAAAGCCGTCCTCGAAGCTACAGGCAAGCTCGCCAAGGTCATGTTCGACTCGAAGACGATCATCGGCCCCGACAACAAGGTTGTGAACGTGGATAGCCAGAAGGCGGCGCAGACCGAGGCTGTCAATCTGGTAAACGATCAGGTCGAGAAGCGCCAGCAGGAGGCAGATGCTACCGCGAAGGTCCAGCAGGAGCAACAGGACGCTCAGAACAAAGTCCTGGAGCAGCAACAGAAGGACGCCGAGACAGCAGCAGCCGAACGCGAGGAAGCCCGTACAGCGGCTGAGAGTAACGAGGTTCAGCCTCTTCCTGACACGCCTCAAATGCAAAGTGTGCGGAAGGCTCTGAACACTCTGCCATCCGATGCAACCAAAGCAGATGTGATCTTGGCAGCGAGAAAGGCCGCGGCGACGGTCAAGTTCGTGCTGCCCTACAAACTGGCGAATCAGTTGGCCGACGAACACATTGCGACCAGAGCCCAGCAGGAGGATGCAGCGGTCCAAGGGATTACGGGACAGGACGCAAACCCCGACCAGCATCCTGTTGCGTTGGCGAAACTCGCTACCGATGTGAAGGAGGGCAAGACGGCGTTCCTTCATGTCCAGCCGACGACGAAGTTCAAGCCTGCCGAGTTGAGCAAGGAGAACGGGTTCGTCTCGACGGTTGTGAAGAAGGCCCAAGACCCGACGTTCAACGGCCAGTATTTCCATCCGGCTGCGATCAAGAGCAAAGACGTGAAACTGGCGGCAAGCGGTGAAGCTCCCCTGGCAGCGCTGAGAGGATTAGAAGCACAGTGGAAGCAGGGTGTCAGTTCTCCAGTTGTTAGCGAAAGTCCTGCGCCGGTCGAACAGACAGCTAACAGTGAGACGAAAGCGCCGGAAGCTGAGACGCCGAAGCCTGTTGCTGAGACGAAACCTGTTGCGACAGGACCAGAACCGGGAACGTTTGAGCACTCTCGCCAACTCTACAAGGAGGCCCGTGAAGCTGCTCTAGCTCGTGGCATCGACCCATCCACTACCGAGGAGTGGGGAACAGCCATTGCAGAAGAAGAGAAGCGGATACTGGCAGAGCGCAACGGAGAGAAGCCGGAAATAGTCCAGAGTCCTGCGATGGAGGAGAAGCCGGTCGCGGCCAAAGTGGAAGAGCCAGCGCCGAAGTCTACGGAAGTAGTCCAGCCTGAGAAGGCCGCGCTCAACACTTATGAGGCGGAAGTCTCGAAGTATGCTGGCGACCCTCACCCGAAGACGGTTCATGTCCAAGCAGAGAATCGCCGCCACGCCGAACAGTTGCTTGCCGAGCAGCATCCAGGCATGAAGATCAGTAGCGCCGGAAGAGTGGAAGCCAAGCCTGAGCCCGTTCAAATGCCGAAGCGCCCCATCTTGAAGCCGGGCCAGAAGGTAACGGTTCGCGGCACCGACGGGACTCAGAGACCAGCCGAAGTGCGATTCACCAACCCAGGAGGAAAGGTAATCCTCAAAGGAGAAAGGAAACCAGTAGCAGTAGGGGATGTGAGTCCTGTCGAAGACAACGCTCAACTGGAGCGCGGCCTGTCCGAACCTGAATCGAGGCTGTGGAAGAGGTTCAAAACGGCTTTCCCAGACGCAAGCCTGTCGAATGTGCTGGCAATGACCAAAGCTGAGCAGGCCATCGACAAGGCTCCCGAACACACACTGTCTCACTTTGCCGAAGCTCTCCAGTACGAACAGCAGGGAGGGTTACAGGGCGCACTCGACAGGACTCCAAATAGTTTCATCAAGAACGCCAAAGGTCAAATGGAGGACCGCAGCGAACCGACTAGGCAACGGATTCGCGCCATTCAAAAGGAAATAGGGAATGTGAGTCCTGCGGAAACAGCCAAAGCAGCAAAGATCGAGACGCCGCTCGACAAGTTTGAGAAGGAAGGCAAAGCTCCCTACGAGATCACCAAGAAGGAGTGGGTAGAACTGCGCCGCGCCCATCAGAGAGCGCTGGGGCAGTCGGAGGACTCAGGCACTCGCTATGCGCCGAACAGCGACTACGAGGGCTACCACGAGGAATCAGTCAGAACTGCAAAGCGCATGGGTCTAGATGTTTCTCCAGACGTTCTGAAGGATTATCCCGACCTCGCGCCTAAAGCGGAAGCCACAGCCGTTGCCCCTGATACCGCGCCGCCTAGCCAATTGGAGACATGGAAGAAAGAAGTGGCGACCCTCGCAGACCGAGCTAACAGAGCCGAGTTCCGGGAACGCAATCGCATTAACGATCAGATCGGGGTCCTGAAGAGCAGAATCTCAGACGCGGAAAGGGAGGTGACTACTTCGGGAATTCCACTGAGCAAGCCACAGGAGCCGCTCACGACAAGCCCCTTTGATAAGTTCAAACATCAGGGCGAGTATTTCGTTAAAGCTCTCGAACCCGCCAAGGCCGCGTGGCTCGAAAGATTCGGCGACGATGCGTTTGGTGGCGACAAAGATGAAGCGTGGAAGTATCTTGTCAAGAACGACCCAGGCGGTCACAACCTGCCGGCGCAGTTCCCGAACAACTACATCCGCATTGAAGTCCCCGGCGATGGAAAGTTCCTGATCGTGAATCGGCCTGCTGCGATACAGAAACTGCTTGATTCTGCGCCCCGCGCCTTCGCCAAGCCGTCCACCACAGTCCCCGGTGGCACGAAGCGCAGCGTTCCGCGTACTGTGCAGGACTTCGATGAAGCCAAACAAATAGCCAACCTGCAACGCCAGATCGACGAACACGAAACCGACCTTCGCAAAGCGGAGCGCGATCCATCCCTCGCCGATCAAGCCGACTATCACCGCGAACAACTGGAGGCTGCCAAGGCAGAACTCGCTGAGCGTAAGACTCCCCGCGAGAGCCGTTCCCCTGCGAACACGTTCTACTCCAACCCCCTAGACCCAGCCCTCTTCAAACGCTACATCGGCGAACCGCTAATGAAGATGGCCGAACCCCTGCGCGAAACTCTTGCCGAGCGTGGCCAC